ACCCCCTCTGAATAATGTTTATCTACTATATCACAAAGTATATCACCTAGAAGATTTTTGAAATCTATATTCAAATGTTCTTCTTTCAATCCGTTGTAATCTACAACTGTATATTGAAATTTAAGAACTGCTTCTAGGCCTGGGTTCTGTGGGTCTTGTACTGATGCAATCTTTCCAAACTTGAATACGACACCATCATATCTACCACCTTTAATACCAATGCAATCTTGTTGTGACTTTGATTTGTTTTCTAAAAAAACATATTTGTCTGCGATATTACCCAAGTATCTCTTGGAATTATCATTCACTTTCTTCAATGCTTTCTGTTCCACCATATCTAAATTCCTTCTTCGCACATTCATCTAAGATATCCATAACATCTTTAGTGAAATATTTCTTTGGGTCATTCAATATAGTTTTACCATATTGTTTTGAACCGTCTGGTAATTCATACCTCGTTGAAACTTTTTTAAATACTTTATATTTTTCTGCAAGTTCAAGTAATCCATAATATCTATCAAGTCCTTTATTATATGTTAGTCTAACATCTACCATTTTGTTTTCAATGGTAAGTCTTGATTTAAAGTTTTTACAATGTATAATATTACCTACAACTTCTGTTCCATCTTTTTCTTTTCTTTTAGAAAGATATACAATAGAAGAAGCTGCATATTTTAATCCAGAACCACCACCCATTTCTTTTGTTGGAAACATAGAACCAACAACATCATATGTGTGATTCGTTACAACCATAGGTACTTTTGCTTTACCAAGTTTTAAAGTCAACACTCTAAATGCAGCTTTCAATACTTGAGCACGAGTCATATCTCTTGTTTCTTTTCCCTCAGCAGTATCTTCAACTTCTTTAGTTGTTGATAACATACCAAGTGAATCTAATGCAAGAAATAATGGTCTACGAATAGATTCTTCTTGATTAATATAACTATCTAGAACTTTCAATGATTGAGTTCTAAATTCTTGTACTGTTGTTACTGGAAGTATAACCATTCTTGATGGGTCAATACCTCTATCAATAATCATTTGTTTAGTAATCGCACTTTCACTTTCAAAGTATATGACACCACTCTCTGGATTTTTGTCCAGAAAGTTTTTACACATACCCATCAGAAAAAATGTTTTACCAGTTGCACTTTCACCAGCGATTGCAGTAATCTTATTTGCTGGAAGTCCACCATTTATTGAACCAGATAATAATGCATTTAAAGCATATGACCCAGTATCAATAAATTCATCTACATCACCAGCTCCAACTCCGTCTGAAACTAATGATGCATATTCGTTACCAGTTGTTTTGATAACTTCTTTTAAAAAATCAGGCATTCAGTATCTCCATAATTTCACCCTTTACAGTATTGATACCATCTGAAGTATCTCTAATCTGTAATCTTCCCATAAGACTTAAATTCTTTTGTATATTGTCTATTTGGGTTCTTCTTCCTTTTAACCAAGTTTCACTTTGATTGTCTTTTCTCAAAGTGTGTCTTTTATTTTCTTCTTCATAGCTTACTATTAGAATATACACTATACTTTGGTGTTTGTCAAGTACCCACTCAATATTATTTGTGAACCTATCACCCTCAAAGATAATGTGTTTATATTGTTTTGATTGTGTGTTTATAAAATCTTGAAACTTACTAATTGTTCCATATGATAATCTGTCAGTACCACCAAATGTTTCATTTTCTGGATATTGACCTATTACAAGAACATCTTTAAATTTTTGACATTTAAATAAAGAAGTGGGTTCACAATTTTCATATGAACCCAAGTCTTTTATTATAGATTTAAGTAATGTGGTTTTGCCTGAGCAAGGTATACCACTAATCATTATAATCATAATCTAAAATAAAGTTACTATGTTTTTAGTTTTTAATTTTAATCCTTGAGGATTCGTTAAAAAACTTCTATAAGTTGAACTCTGTTGAAGCATATTTGTGTGATTAGATTCTGCAAGAGTTAAACCGAACTCACAATCACCTTCTGGTGCGATTAAAAATCTATCTGTGGCTTTACATAACATATAAAACATTTGTTCAGATTTTTTTGTTCCAGTAATCCAACCGACACCTTTACCCTCATCTCCAAGAAAATACTCATTCATTTCTGTAAAGAGTTGAACTTTTTTTGTTGTTGTGAGATGAGTTTTAAGTAGTGATAAAAAGTTTTTTGGTATTTCATCTTTACCTTGAAAGACTAAAATTGTTGCCCAAGCATTTAAAATTCTTTGCCAAGGTAAAAATCTTCTAACTTTTTTATCTTCAAAAAATTTATTGGTTATGTTCATACCTATACGAATATATTCTTTCCATACTCTAAATAAACTTAGTGCATTTACCATTGTTAAAGTTTCGGTATCAATAGATTGTTTGTCCTTCCCTTTTCTCATTCTTAAAACTTGTTCTAAGGTAGTGACCTCATCTTTTGTTGCACCTTTTTCATAACGCCATACAACATCAAACTTAGTTCGGTTTTTTGATGGTGCAGCCTTTTCAAAGGTATCTTTTCTAACACCAGTTGCAATCCAAACAATTCTGTTTTTTATTCCAGATGCAATATTTTCTAGTCTATGTTGAAACTCAGTTAAATTGCCAGTTGTATCAAATGCACAAGTATCACCAGTGTGTAACCAGTTATGTCTGTATACACTATGGTTTATTGCTTTTAATTGAGCTGTAACAAACTTTCTGTTATGTTTATTATGGTTATTAAGAATATACCTTGCCATTTTTGGTGTCATTACAACTTTAAAGATATCTTCTTCTTTTGATTTAGGATTAAATCCTAATATTTCTTCTGAGGCTGATATTGCCTTTTTTTCAATTTCCATCTTAACTCCTTTTGTTTTAATGGATATCACTTAATTGTGATACTATTATAATATAACACACTTTCTCAATAACACCACTATATGAGGGTCTGCAAAATGTGTAGTTACATAAATTCTTCTAAGTTTCCACTTTCTTTAGCTGCATATTTACCAATAAGTTTTTCTTGTTTACCATAAACACCTACTGTTGCAAGTCTTCTATCACAATATGCAACACAACTAAACCTTTGCCCAGAACCTCTTATCTCTGTAACTCCGTGTACTTCATTACTATCTGCAATGATTACTGAGTTATCTGGTGCATCAAGAGCAACTCCATATCTAGGAAACACTAAGTATGCACCCTCATAATCACCCTCTCTAAAAACACACATTGATGTAAGTCCAGCATCTGTATCTCCACTATCAATATGTGCAGACATCTTTGTAGATTGATATGCAGAATATCTATTTGCAGAAAGTGTTGTAAATATACCACCACCAACTCTATGTTCTGGTTTTATGTTATTATCTGCAAAACTCTTTTGAGATTTGTATATTTGTTCGTTTGCTTTCTTAAATGCAATCTCATTCCATTTAGATATCTCTTGAAGTCTTTCCCATCTCTCTTTATTATCTTTACACCAACCAGATGAATCTATTGCACCAGTAAATCTTCCTCTTTTATATCCTATCATTACTGAATGTATTTCATTACTGTATGCAATCATACCCCATTTACCAGATTTAGTTTTTACATAATAAGAGTTTGGTGTTCTTAATTTATAATGTTCACCCTCTATCAAACCTTTTTTCTTCATTTCTTCTTTATCAATAGGCCCAGAACAATTTGCTCTCATTGTAGATGTATCTTCTATTGTTGTGAGAACATCTCTAATATCATCATTAGGATATACATTGTTTACAACATATGCAAGGGGAACATCAGAACCATCTAATGACCTTACTGGTTTCATTATTCCTAAATCTTCTTTTTGTGTAACTTTGTAAACTTTATCATAAGATGAATCATCTAAGAATTTACCATTCCATTTTTCAAATGTTTCTTTCTTACCATAATCTTTTTCTAATACTATCTTTTTCATTTTGTTTCCTTATATGGTTTTAGGATATTTTCATAAATCTTTTTTGATAGATAATGTAATTGTAAAGGTGCAACCATCAACCCTATCCTCGCAAGGTTGTCATCTAATTTACCAACAAGTTTATAATCTTCTGGTAATGTCATTATTCTTGCAGCCTCAATAGTAGTAAAAACTCTATCTTCTTCTGGGTGTAAATGAACTGCAAGAGATTGTCTTAATCCTTGTTCTGATAGAGTATGACTTGGTTGATTCCAAGGCACTCTTCTTGATTGATAAAAACTATGTTTTTCTTTCCATTCACTTTTACCCCACTTCTTTCTATGTTCAATTACTTTTCTATACCAAGGCCCAACAACATCATCACCAACAGATACAACTTTATCTGGATTCTTTTGTAATCTTTTTAACCACTTATATTTAGCACTTTTCTTCATAGACTCTTTTAATTCAAATGCTTCAGATATATTTTTATTTGTCTTTTGTATATCATATATTGCATCTTTAATATTATATCTTTCTTCTTTTGGGTCTGGAAATATAGAACTATCTAAACACATAAAAGGTAAACCAATATCATCTAATACATCTTCTCTAACTGATACTATAAAAACTCTTTCTCTCTTTTGTGGAACTCCGTGTTCGTGTCCTTTTAAAACTCTCCATACTGTATGATATCCGTGTGATTCAAAATCTTTTACCATTCTATTTAAATGGTCTCTTGCATAATCCATTGTAAGACCTTTAACATTTTCACAAACAACAACTCTAGGTTTTAAATCACCAACGATTCTAATCTGTTCCCAAGTTAAATCTTCAATGTTTTTTTGTTTCATACCATATGCAGTTTTTTCTTGATTCCAACCTTTTTGTTTTGTACCAGACATACTAAATGGTGGACAAGGTGGTGAACCATCTAATATATCTAACTCACCAGGCTTTAGTCCAGTCATTTCCATAATCTTTTGACCAGTAACATTTTTAATATCACCACAGATATGTTGTGTGTTTGGAAAGTTTGCAAGATAATCATTTACTGCAACTTGTTGAAACTCATTTACAAATAAACATTCACCACCAGATAATTTATATCCACAAGAAGAACCACCTCCACCAGCAAAGAAGCTGATAAAATTAAATAGTTTTCTATTTGCAGACTTTTCTAAATCGTCTAATGTATATCTAAAATAATTACCCAAAGAAATCCTCTAAGTTACCTTGTGTTCCATAAGTTCTATCTATATTCCATTTTATACTATTTAAAATTAATGTCAAGGGGTCAATGAAAACTTTTTCAAACTGTATATCATAATCAACAAAACTGTGTATATCAAATTCTTTAGGAAGTTTAGTAATGTATGTGATTACATTTGAAGTAAATGGATTAGGTTGTTTTAAATAAACAAACTTAATCTTATCACCCTCTTGTATCAAAGGGTATTTGTTTATAAGTTTATTTTGTTTTATCTTATGATTGTATATCAATGCACCTTTGATATGCATAGGTGTTGACTTTTTAAATGTTGTTCCACTATCAAAGTATTTTGATAAACCATTTACTGAACGAGGAAACGAAATCAATTCTGGTTTTACTTTAAGAAACTCTTCTCTAAAATTAATTACAAACTTGTTTAATTCTTTTTCATCACTTGTCATTATAAGTTCAAGTGCATCTTTAATCTTTTGTCTACACATTGCAGGCGTTGATGACTTGACAGCTTCAATACCCATCATCTTCAACTTAGGTTCTTTGTATGATACACCTTCACTATCCCAAACATTTAGAATATATCTTTTCTTTGCAACCCAAATACCTTTGTCTGCAATCACTTCTCGTTTCATAAACATCTTATTTGCATATGCATTTGTGTATTGTTTAAGTTCGTCATACGATTTTGTAATGTATGGTTCAATAGATTCTGATGCAACCTTGTCTAAAAAGTTTATTGTTTTACTAAGTGCATTATCACTTTTAATTGTTTCACTAACAAGTTTATCCATAGTCAAATAAACAGAATCAGTATCAGATGCAATCACATAATCATCATCTGTTTTTAAAACATTGTTTAGATATTTGTTAAGTTTGTTTTCAATCCAACGAATAGATAATTGACCACTCTTTGTAATACCCTCTGCAATCGCTTTATCGTAATAACGAAAATATTGATTACCTATTGCACCATAAGCAGAGTTCAAAGAAATCTTACGAGCCATCTGAATATTGTTATAACGACTTATCAGTTTTTTATACTTGTTGTCTTTTGTGTTTTCAAATTCTTGTTGTGCAGATAACATTTTCTTTTTGTAAGTCACTCGTTCATTGTATAACTCTTCCATCATAGTTGGTAAGAAACCTTTTTTATCTGTTCTAAACAATGCACCATTTGGTGTCATAGTAGTTCTGTCTGGTATGTCTAGTTTAATACCTTTTAACATACCATCAACTGTAATGTCTTGATGTTTACTTTTCAATAATGTTTCTGGTGAGAGATTATATTGCATAATTAAATGTGGATATAGTGAATTTAAATCAAATGATACAACCCACTTATGTAAACCAGTAATCGGTTCTTTTACATATGCACCTTCATATTGTTCGTTTTTGTTATAAGACTTTTTCTGTGGTATAACAATCTTTCTTTTTCTCAAGAAGTTATAGATTAAAATATCCCAATATTTAACTTGACCAAACACATCTGAATAATTTACTTTACCCTCATAGGCCATAGTAAGTGCAAGGTCAATCAAACCCATCTTGTCTTCTAGTTTGTCAACTATTTCCACATCTTGAATATTATAATCAATGAAAGATTGAAAGTCTTTTTCATACCACTCTCTAAATGTTTCGTATGGATTTTCATCTTTCTTTTCACCAAGCTCTACACTTGCAATATAATCTAACTTGTATGATTCTTGTCTGGTGTAAGTAAACTTTTGATAGAGTTGTAAATAATCATATTGAGATACACCCATAATGTCATACATCAAATGATTTCTACCCATACTATATATTTTTCTTGCACTAACATTTTTCCAAGGCGATAGTTCTCGCATTTTATCTTCACCACAAACTTGTTTGATTCTATTTGCAAGATAAG